ATGATCTTGATGGATTAGGTGGTGAGGAAGATTATTTCTGGAAAACTTCTAAAGAAAGGAAATAAATAAAACTAGTAAATCTCTGGTTATGAATGCCGGTCACTTATCAGTCAAAAGAATTTAAGGATATTAGTTTGAGCTTTAAAGTTCATCCTGTAACAAAGGATATTTTAGTCCTTAAAAATTCTGACGCTATAAAGAGATCACTAATGAATTTAGTTAAAACTAATATTGGTGATCGATTTTATGAAAAGAATATTGGAACTAAAGCAAACTCACTCTTATTCGAAAACTTTGATGATCTCAATAAGTTCTCATTTAAAAGAGAACTAGCAAACGTGATAAGAAATTATGAACCAAGAGTTTTGGTTGAAAGTACTTCTTTAGATGCTAATGTAGGCAGTAACTCTTTACAGATTGGAATCAGGTATAAAATTATTGGTCAAAATGATATTGAAGATATTCAAATTTTAGTAGGTAATTAATATGCCAGCAACTCAATATTTAAATTTAGATTTTGATTCAATTAAATTATCTATAAAAGATTATCTCAGGGCAAATTCAAACTTCACGGATTATGATTTTGAAGGATCTAATCTTTCAATATTAATTGATATATTAGCATATAATACATATTTAAATTCTTATAATACAAACATGGTAGCAAATGAATCCTTCATGGGTTCAGCTACTATTCGTGATAATGTAATTGCACATGCTGATAATATTGGATATTTACCAAGATCTTCAAGATCATCAAAATCAAATATATCTTTTACTGTTACATTTCCAAATGAAAATTCAGCATCAACATTAACGTTAAAGAAAGGTTCAGTAGCAGTTTCTAACATAGAAAATTCTAATTTCAATTTTTCTGTAATAGAAGATATAACAGTTCCTATTAAAAATTTGAAAGCAAATTTTGCCGAAATCGATATTTACGAAGGTGTTTGCATTGATCGAAAATTTACTGTAGATAGTTCAAGAAAAGATCAAAAATTTATTTTAGATAATCAAAAAATTGACACAACAACCATTAGAGTTAGAGTAAAAAAAAGTGCTTCTGAATCAATTTATACAACATATAATCCAGTAGAAAACATTATCGGTTCAGATTCTACAAGTAATATTTTCTTAATAAAGGAATATAGGGATGAGACTTATCAACTTATATTTGGAGATGGTATAATTGGCAAAAAACTTGAGAATGGTAATATAGTAGAAGTATCTTATATTGTTTGTAATGAAGATATTCCAAATGGAGAGCAAAATTTTTCATTTATTGGATCACTTATTTTAGATACTCAAGATAGAGTTTCTAGTACTGGTATTATACCGGTTGTAAATCAACCTTGTATTGGAGGATCTAAACTTGAAAGTATAGATTCCATTAAAAAATATTCAAGTCGATATCTTGCTACACAGAATAGAGCCGTTACTAGTAGTGATTATGAATCACTAATACCTGTAATATTTCCAAAAGTAGAATCTGCAGTTGCTTATGGTGGAGAAACTTTAAATCCTCCCCAATATGGTAAAGTTTTTATTTCAGTAAAACCTGATAATTCTTCTGTACTATCATTATTTGATAAAAATTTCTTAAGACAAGAACTTAAAAAATATTCCCCAATTGGATTAGATATTGTAATAGATGACTTGGAATTTCTTCTTATTGAATTAAATATTAATGCATATTATTCTCCAAATTTAACTAGCAATCCTGATTTAGTGAGATCAAAAATATTTACAACTTTAGGAGAGTATGAGAGAACTAATGATGTAACTAGATTTGGAGGTAGATTTAAATATTCTCAATTATCAGCACTAGTAGATAATGTTGATAACTCAATTACATCTAATATAACTAATGTTGTTATGATGAGAAGATTATTTCCTAAATTTAATGCTTATGTTAGTTATGAACTATGTTTTGGTAATACCATATTTGCACCACTTGGAACACTATATAATGTAAAATCAACTGGTTTTAAAATTGATAAATATCGTGAAGTTGTTTATTTAACTGATGAAGCAACATCTGCAAGTAATGGAAACTTATGGATATTCAGAATGAATGGTGATACTCCAGATTTTCTTGAAACGGTTGGAACAGTTGATTATAGGGAAGGTGAATTGTTTATAGATAGTTTAAACATTATATCCACATCATTATCTAATGATACTGTTGAAATAGAATGTTTACCGGCATCTTATGATATTTTAGGAAAAAGAAATTTATTTCTAGATATTTCAATAGATGGTTCCAGTGTAAATATGATTAAAGATGATATTTCATCTGGATCCGATATTTCGGGAATTAATTTTCCAGTTACACCACAATACAATAAACAAGGATTTTTTAGAGTAAGCTAGAATGTATATTAACTTAGAAGATCAAAAAATTAGAGTCGAAGATATTATCTCTAATTTACTTCCAGAGTTTATTTTGGAGGAAAGTCCTTTATTTGTAGAGTTTTTAAAATCTTATTTTATATCAAGAGAAGCATTTGGATCTGATATTGATATTATCCGAAATTTATTAGAATATCAAAGAATACAAAAGTTATTTCTTTTAGTAGAAGATACAACATTAAGTGATGATATCGATTTCTTTGATACTACTATTACTGTTGCATCAACTGAAGGTTGGCCGCAAAAATATGGACTACTTAAGATTAATGATGAAATTATTGGATATGAGTATAAAACTGAAACTCAATTTATAAACTGTTATAGAGGATTTAGTGGATCTACTCAACTAGGAAAATACAATTCTAATGACAATTATATCTTTAAAAGTACCGAAGCATCTGATCATACTTCAGGGTCTAAAGTAGAAAATATTGGCATTTTATTTTTAAAAGAGTTTTTATTCTATCTCAAATCTAAGTATATGCCTGGATTTGAAAATATCGATTTTTATGATGGTATTGATTCAAATTTAATATTACCTAGAATAAAAGATTTTTACTCCTCAAAGGGTACTTTTAACTCTTTTAAAATTCTTTTTAAACTTTTATATGGAGAAGATTCCAATATTACTTTACCGTCAGAAAGTACATTAGCACCTTCAGCATCACAGTATATCAACACTTCAGATTTAATAGTAGAATTAAAATCTGGAGATATTAATAAGATTAAGGGATCACAGTTACTTCAAGATGAAAATGTATCTGAAGGAATTAATGTTGCATCTGGTTCCGTTTATGATTTTAATTTAATAAAATCTGAAGATTTACCCACAAGATCCTATACTGGAATAGCAACTCAAATTAATAATTTAATTAGAATAACATCTAAAAATCATGGATTATCTACAAGTGATCCAGTTTATGTTCAATTTCCATCGGATGGATCCACAAGCAGAGTTTTTCCTGAAGTCAGTGTTATAAACGATGATCAGTTTTTATTATATTCAAATGAATCTTTGAATAAAGAAAATCAATCAGTTAATATTGAGACAATTAATACTATAAGAAAAGATTTTTATAAATTAAAAGTAAACTCGGTTGAAGGAAATTTCGTTCTATCTGGAAAAACTAACTTAATATCTGATGTAAAAGTTGGAGATACTGAAATATTTGTTGACAGTACTATTGGATTTTTAGATTCTGGAATAATCGAAATCGAAGGTGATATAATCTCTTACACATCAAAATCAGTATCTGTATTTAAAGGATGTTCTTCAGTTGACATTTTTCATGCAACAGGATCCGATGTAACATCAAATAGAGAAATATATTCCTTTGAAGATGGTGACTCATCTAAAAGAATCTCTATGAGATTAGTTGATACATCAACAAATATATTATCAAATAAGAAGTCTATTTTTAAAAATGATACAAAATTAAGAGTAAAAGATTTTGGTTATTCAAAACCTGATAGAAATATCAATAATTTTATTTTAAATAAAATTATTGATGTAGAAGTAAGCTCTATAAACGTAGCTGCGGGAACAATTACTTTTGCATCTAATCATAATTTCTTAGAGGGTGATATTGTAGATATAAAATATCTTAATGCTTTTAATAAGTATGGCATAAGGGATAGAATAGTACCCGGATTGGATTCCGTCACTATACGTATTATAAACGCGTTTACTATACAAATTGTTTCTGCATCAATTCCATCCAGTATTTCTAATGAAGAACTTGTAGTATCTAAACTCAATAATACTGGAAAAAGTTTAAGTAATAAATTTAATGAACTTAAGAATCAATCTGCAAATGTTCAAAGAATTTTTATTGACGATGAATTAAATAATTATTACATTGCCGCATCATCGATTCCATCCACAAATTTTGATTTAAATTCAGATAATAATTCCCAGTTAAAAACATTTACTGGAAATTCTATATCAAATACTGGACAAATAGGATTTGGAACAGATTCTATTAGATTCAATAATCAAAATCATACATTTAGGAGTGGAGAAAAAATTAGATTTTTGATGAGTGGGTCAGAATCAGAAAATATTAATCAATCATTATTTGTTAAAAGAATTAATGATAATGTAATTAAGTTTTCTGTATCTCCATCTTCTTCAGAGAATAATGATTTTGTAAGTTTATCTGATTATATCAGTCAAGTTGGTCCTGGGGATATTACAGTTTCTTTAATAAGAGATGAGTTTTTTAATAAACAAATACTTGATCAAGAAAATTTAAGAAAAATAAAAACTAATCTAACTGAAGGAATTGAATATGATTTTTATAAAAAACCTCTAATTCCTTTTGGAATTCTCTCAGATGGAGTCGATTTATATCCACCCTTCACTGAAGATGAGATTAATTTCGGAAGAGTAGAAGAAGTATCTGTTATTGATGGTGGAAATAATTTTGATGTTATTAATCCTCCTGTTGGAATATTTACTAATACTTCTGTTGGAGTTGGTGCTAGTGTTAACTTATATGTAGAGGGTGAAATAAAAGAAATTTTAGTTTCTAATCGAGGAAAATCTGTAAAAGATACAATTAAAATTAAAATATCTGGAGGAAATAATCAGGATGTTAAAGTTGTTCCCGTTCTTATAGATGATTTTAACTTTCAAATTTTTTCATCCAGTGAGGGTCCAGTTAATTTAGTTAACGATACTATTACTTTTACATCTAATCATAACTTTACTACGGGGGATGAAGTAAGATACAATGTAATTGGAGCAGGATCATCTATTGGATTGGAAAGTGGTGGAAAATTAGTTAATAACTCTAATTATTTTATTATAAGAGTAGATGATACTACCATAAAATTAGCAAATACCAAAAAAGATTCTTTTGGTAACAATGCCATAGGATTAGGTGTTACATTTGGATCTGGAGACGGTCAAATTACTTCAGTAGTTCCTAACAAACTATTAGAAAGAATTGATATTGAGAATCCAGGAAAATTCATATATAAAAGTTTGTCTTTTAGTGGATCCATTTCCGAATATCCAGCTGGAAATAATTATAATTATACCTTAAAAGGTATTAATATTAATTATGATTATATTTTTTATAGACATCATGGATTTGAGGATGGAGAGATCATTCAATATCAATCTACATCAACTGTTATTGGTGGACTAGTAGATAACAACTATTATTATATTTTGAAGATTGATGATGATAAATTTAGATTAGCTTTTGCAGGATCTGATTTAGATTCACTTAAAAAAGATAATTATAATAGAAATGAACATGTAAATTTGTTAAGTATTCCAATAACGAGTGCTAATTTTAGGCATACTTTTAGAACTCCTGAAATAACTGTTGATGTTATTGATGATTATTCAATCATCAAACCTACGGTTGTTCCAATTATAAGGGGAAAAATATCACATGCATCATTAGATTCCAATGGATCGGGATATGGATCACAAACTTTAAATTTAACAAAAATACCATCTATAGAAATAGAAAAAGGATCCGGTGGTAGAATTGAATTAATTATTAGTAATGGAAAAATAGTATCAACTTATATCATAAATTCTGGATCTGGATACTCAAGTTTACCAGATTTAATAGTAAATCCTGGAAATAGTAAAGGTTCAGGAGCTAAATTATTACCAATAATTTCAAACGGTAAATTAACTGATGTTAAAATTATTAATGGTGGGTTTAATTATAATAACACTGCTACAGTTAGCATAAAAAATGTTGGATCGGATGAAGATTTTAGTGTAGAATTGCAAAAGTGGAGAGTAAATTCAATATATAAAAATTTATCTTCAGATGGAGAGTTTCAAAATATTTTGAATGATTATTATTTGAGACCTGGAAAATCAGAAAGTTCACAAATTGTATGTTCGTATCCAAGTAAAGACTTACGTTTTAAACTTGGAGATTCTATAAATCAGAGAGATACTGATTTATTAGCATCTAATATTTCCCATCCACATTCTAAAATTTTAGGGTGGGCTTTTGATGGTAATCCCATCTATGGACAATTTGGATTTTCCGATCCAAACTCATTCAGTCCAACAAAAAGAATTAAATCTGGATATAGAAGATTAGATGATGCTAGTATTAAAAGTAGAAGAGAGAATTCAAATATAAGACCTAGTTTTGATAACTATCCAAATGGATATTTTATTGAAGATTTTTACTATGATAAATCTTTTGGTGATCTTGATGAGTATAATGGTAGATATTGCATAACACCGGATTTTCCTAATGGAACATATGCTTATTTTACTACTATAGATTCTGAAGGAAGACCAGCATTTCCATATGCAATTTATGGACTTAAAGATAAGTATGATGAATTTAATGTAGATTTTGTAAAATCTAGACAATCTTATATAAAAAATATTATTGATAGTTTAATTACATGTACATCTCCTCTTAATTTAAATTCGAATGGATTTTATTATCCATTTTTACCAGTAATTAATAAAAATCAAAATATATTATCGGTAGCGGATCAAAAAAAATCTATTGTTAGTAAAATCAATATAATAAATCCAGGAACTAACTATAAAATAGGGGATAAGATAGAAATTTTTAATGATGGAATTTTTGGAAAAAATTCTATCTCTGAAGTTTCTTCATTAAATGGTGTATCTATATCAACAATTAGAACAGAAAGGAATGAGGTTACGAATCTTTATTTTGAAATAAATCCTTCAGATATTAGGGTTATTAATAATGAACCTCATAATTTTTCAAATAGAGATAATGTAAGAGTAGTGATTAGTGGAATTACTACTAATGATTTCTCGTTTTTAAATGGAAATTATTCAATTACAGTTAAAGAATCAGATACTACACTAGTGGGAGACATTCCCGATTCCGGTATTACTACTCATTTAAAATTAACTAGCACTGTTAAATCACTGAGAATTTCAGTTGATGATTTTATACAAATTGATGATGAAAAGATGAAAGTTTTGAGAATTGATAATGAATTAAATCAGGTAAAGGTTAAGAGATCTGTTGACGAAACTTCTATAGACTCACATAATAGTTTTACAAAAGTAAATATATTACCCTCATCATTTACATTCCAAACAGGTATTACTACAACTTCTTACACTCAAAAATATAATAAAGTATATTTTAATTCTTCACAAGTTGGTGTAGGTACAATTGCTAACACGGAAATAGATTTTGTTGGCATTAAAACTCAAATTTCAATAAAACCAAAATCAATTTATATTCCTGATCATGGATTTAAAAATAATCAAAAAGTACAATATAATGTTACTGGTGTAGGGTTGACAGTGTCTCCGACAGATGACATAGAAAATGACGGATATGTTTTAAGTAATGGAACAAATTTATATGTTATCAATTTAAGTAAGGATTTGGTGGGATTGAGTAGCACTCCTATAAAAGTTGGAGCTGCTTATACCAATCAAAACTCAGATATTGGATTGTATTTTGAATCTGAAGATGCTACTATTTACGATGATGATAACCAATCACTGACTTTCAATCCTCTTCCTATAGGAGATGTTTTTGAATTAAAAACAACCGTAGAAACTGAAAGTGACCATAATTTATCTAAAAATGATCTTGTAAATATTTCTATTGCAGCAAGTTTTACAGATGAGTATCAATTATTATATGATAGAGATTATGGATATTTAAAATTTCCTGCAAGAAGATTCAATTCAGGCATTTCGTCTGCAAAGAATACTATATCACTTTCAAATCATGGATTTAGGGATGGAGATAGAGTTTTATATTCATCAGAATCTGATGCACACTTAGGTCCTGATTTTTATAACGATCAAATTTTGTATATCAAAACTTTTTCTGAGGATATTATCTCTTTTTCAAAAACAAAAGATGATGTTAGTTCAAACAATATTCTTAACATTACTGAATCTAATAATAATATTCAATTTTATAATATTGAACATATAAATCCTAAAATAATAGCAATAAAAGGATCAAAAATAAAAATAACTGAAACTTCTTCAATCGGTATTGATTTGAATTTTTATTCTGGAAATCCCGTACCAATAAATTACTTAGATACATCACAATTTATCTTTGATGATGACTCGATAACTATAGACACAAATAAAATACCTTCAGAAATATTCATATTTGGTATAATTAATGGTAATCCTATTACAGATGGAAGTGGAGAGGATACGTCTATAAAAGTTATTGATAGTGTTTATGAAAATTTTTACCCTGTAACTGGTATATCCAGTACTAAGAAATTTAATATTGAATTATATGATGACCCTACAAATTTATTATACAATGCATCTAATTCCAATCCAACATATACAACCACATCTAAGACTGCAAAGGGTTCGATTGATAAAGTTAGAATAATTAATTCTGGATCATCTTTTGATTATCCTTTAGGAATTGCCAGCATAACTTCTTCAACTGGATCTGATGCATATTTTGGATATGAACTGGAAAAAAGTATTAATGGTGATGATGATCTTATTACCATTAATACGATTTATAATTTTTCTTCAGATCAAACATATAGGTTTAATGTAGATTCTCCATCTATAGTTTCTGTTAGATTTAATAATAAATTGATTGGAGTTGCAGTTACTGATTCTGGAAAAAATTATATTTTACCACCAAAAGTTCAAATATTAGATAATCCCGAAATTTTTCTATTATCTGAATTAAACGGAAATAGTGTTAATTCAGTAGAAGTAATAACAAAAGATAATGGAGTTTTAACTGATGATTTAGTCATATTTGCGGATTTCCATACTAACGGAATCGAAGTACTCAATGTAACGGTGGAAGTAGATAATCAAACTGTAAATTTATTTTTAAAGGAACCTAACAATGGATTTACAGAATTTCCATTTGAAGTGGGTGATAAAATCTATGTCGAGGGTATAAAAAATACTGATATTGATGCAAGTGGATTCAATTCAAAAGATTACAATTTTTCCCCATTTACAATTCTTTCGACTAATCCTATTCAGGGAGCTTCAAGAGTTACATATAAAATCAGTGAAGCTGGAGGAACTAGTGCCACTGCTGGAACATTTGATAGTTTGCCATCTTTTGGTAGAGTAATCAAATTAGATGATTTAGTTAAATTTGATGCAATATTAGATACTTCCAATTATACTCCAGGTGAAAATGTATTTACTGTAAATGGTTATAATGCTGTAATAGATGATAATGGATGGAACCCAAAAAATAAAACTCTTTCTCTTAGAAACCAAACTGGAACATTACGTATAGATGATATATTAATTGGATCTTCTAGTGGAGCTAAATCCATAGTTGGTCAGATTGTAAATCAGGATTCACATTTACTCAGAGGTTCTTCAACCCAATCTATTTTAGAATTAGACTCCAGTTTTAGTGAATTAAACTTGGATACACAAGTTATATCTGATAATTTTTATTATCAACCATTTTCTTATGATATTGCTTCTGGTGTTTCATTGGATAAATGGGAATCTACTATAGAAAGTTTGAATCATATATCCGGATTTGAAAAATTTGCATCTTTTGTAGTACTTAACGAAGTTGAGACCCAAATAAATTCTAATGACAGTGATATTACTTCTTCAATAATTATAGAAAATAAATCTATGAATCTTGAAGAAGTTTATGGTTTTGATTATGTTACTGAAAATACTAAAGATTTTGTAGATTTTTCCTTTTCCGATCAAATAAATTTTGAAACTAAACAATTAACTGATTCTATCTCGGCAGTAACTAATAAAGCAATTTTCTTAGATGATATTTCAGATCAATTTACTGCTGTATATGATGGTAGTAATGGTGGAAATATTGTTGGATTGAGTTCATTCAAATTAACTACAAGTGAAAGTGGTGCGGATAAAGTTTCAATATTTTTGAAAAATTTTGATAGTTCTGATTCATCTGTTGTAGATATCGATACTGATACACTTAATATCCCTCACCATAACTTTACTAATGGAGAAATTGTTACATATTCTGCAGTAGGTGAAGATAGAATATCTATATTTGAAACAGATAGAGTTATTGGTGGCATTTCTACAACTAAATTACCTTCACAAGTAGCAATTTCTTTTGTTGACATTAACAATATTAGACTTGCAGGAACTAGTGCAGACGCATTAAATGGTAATTTTTTCGATATTACTGCAGTTGGTACTGGTATACAAAAATTTGTATCTACAAATCAAAATACTAGATGTTTGATTACAATTGATGGCATAATTCAAACCCCATTATCATTTTCAGACGTAAATGTAGGACTTGCAGAGAGTGTTGGTATAGGAAGCACCACTATTAAACTAGTTGGAATAACTTCAATTTTTACTAATTCGTTAATACAAATTGAAGAAGAGATTATTAGGGTAGATTCTGTTGGATTTGGTTCTACAAACGTTATGTCTGTAGATCGAGGGTTTATGGGGTCTGTTGCTGTAGCACATACTGTAGGTGCTTCTATGACCGTTAGAGAGGGTCAATATATCATTAGAGATGATGTAATTCATTTTGCGTCTCCACCCCAGAGTGGACTTTCTTCATCATTCACTCCTGAGAATACTGGGATTAATTCTTCTTTCTATATGGGAATGAAGTTTCATGGAAGAATATTTAATAGAGCAAGTGCTGATGAAAATTATGTTTTTGATGATATATCTTATCAATTTGATGGTTCGGAGAATAAGTTTGAGTTAACCTCAAATAAACAATCTGTTGAAGATATATTTTCTGATAACGTTGGATTATTAACGGGAACTGATGTTAGTAGTGGCGTTATTTTAATAAACAATGTTTTTCAAGTTCCTGGAATTGATTACGATATAATACAAAATGTTGGAGTTGGTGCATCAGTTGTGTTTACTGGTACTAATGATGAAACAATACCTTCTGGAGGATCAATTTTATCCTATAAAATTGAAAGAGGTTATGGATATCAAGAATTAACAAGAGCATCGGGATCTATTGGTTTTGGACAAGTTGTTGGGGGACAAATTACCGGCATAACCCTAACCGAGAGAGGTAGTGGATATAGAGGAGATCAATTAATCACGATTAATAATGCTAATCCAGGAACAGGTTCAACAATTTATGCTTTAGTCGGTACAGGAAATTATTCGGGAAATCAAGTCTCTATTAGTGCATTTAATTATAATAACTTAACTGGTATAGCAACAATAACTACTTCATCTGCTCATGGTTTAGTTACTTCAGAAATTCCAGACGTGATAATATCTGGAATTGTTACCAATATTCATGGACTTGACACAATTGAGCAATTCAAAGTTTTGGATATCATTGATAGTTCAAACATTGAAGTTGGTATAGGAACTAGTGCATCAACATATTCATATACTAGTGGTGGAACTTTATCTCCAGGATCTAACGTAGGATTTATAACTGGATTTAGAGTTGATAATGGAGGATCTAATTATAGCACTACAAATGGATATCCAGTTGTAGAAATACCATCTCCCAATTCATATTCAAATTTACCTCTTATTGGAGGTAGTGGGTCTGGTGCAAAGGGAGATTTAATCATAGCCGGTGCTGCAGGATCTGTATTTGAATTTGAGTTAACTGATATTGGAGTAGGATATAATATTACTGATACTTTATCAATATCCGGAATACCAACAAGTCCTTATGTAACTCCAGGAAGTCATGTTGGATTTGGATTAACAGTTTTGAATGTATCTAGAGACAAGTTTTCTGGATATAATTTTGGTGAACTAATATTATTTGATGATATATCAAATTTAACAAATGGTTTTAGAAGACAATTTCCTTTATCTAGAACTCTAGATGGATCTAGTGCTCTTGTTAGTTTGGATTCTCCTCCTGGGGCAGAATTTAATCTTGAAAATAATTTAATCATTATTGTAAATGATATACTACAGGTTCCAGGAGAATCTTATACTTTCGATGGTGGAACACAATTACAATTTATCGATCCTCCCAAAACTGGATCTAAAGTAGCAATTTTATACTTTAAAGGTTCCGATAAGGATATTATTGAGAGTGATATTATAGAAACTGTTAAAATAGGAGACAATTTAGTTGTTACTGAAGATAGAACTAAAAATCTAAATAATCAGTTCCCTAGAAGAGTATATAATATACCAGGATCAAAGACTACAGATACAAACGTTTATAGTAATATTGGATTAGGAACAGATGAGCAAGTTAAAAGAGTTGTTAATTGGCAAAAGCAGAGAAATGATATTTTTATTAATGGTGAAAAAATTTATAAAACTAGACCCGAGTTAAAATCAAAATTAAGTCCCTCTACGAGAGTCATTAAGAGTTTTTCAGCATCAGATACTGAAATTTTTGTGGATTATATTAATTTATTTGAAATTGATGGTATAAAAGAAGTTAATCAGGATCTTATTATCAGAGACAATAGATTTTCTGATACAGAGCAAGCAAAATTATCACCTACTGTTGATAACTCTCTCATATCTGAGGTAAGTTTGTCAAATGAAGGTTCTGGATATTATACTCCACCAAATGTTAGTATTGTGAGTAAAACACCTCAAAGAAAAGTTCCTGGTTCATCTTGGTCATCATCAGGTCCAGGTGGAGGAGATGCAATATCATTTACATATGAAGAAAATGTTACAATAACCAATGATACTAACATTGATCAGTTTCACACAATAATTATTTCTTCTGGAAATACTCTTATCATTGATGAAGGATTTGATTTTATTATTAGTGGGGTTGATATTTTAAACAATCCTAGATTTGAGGATTATAGAGATGTTGCTTATATACCCGAAGATAAGAATTATGTAACTGTAGGAAAAAATGGAATTGTTGGTTACAATGTGATATCAAAATTAAATAACGTGTTACAACCCATTCCTACCGGATTATTTACCGAAGATCTAAATTCTATTGATTATTATAATGATGATGATTTAGATTCTCCAATTTTTGTAGTTGCTGGAGATGGTATATTAGGATATTCTACAGATAAATCTGGTCCATGGAATAGAATTGATAAAGTATTTCCTGTTATTGTAGGATCTATAAGTCAAAATACTATTCTTGATCCTACTACAAAAATATCTATTTCTGATATAACTTATAATGATGTTAAGTATTTTGATAATATTGGCAAAGCTATTGCTGTTGGTAGTTCAATGGCAATAACGGGAACTACAGGAACGTTTGGCTTAGATTGGAATAATGTTAATATAAATTCAGATCTGAATGGACCTGAAGGACAAATTTTAAATAGTATTCATTACTATGATAAACAAGATTCAGGTAAAGGAGGAATAGTCAAATCTGCAGGATATGTAGTAGTAGGAAATTCCAATTATATCTTTAAAAGCAGTAATGGAATTAAATGGAATACTGACGGTACAGGTGGATTATCTTTTAAAGTTCCTGATACATCACTACCACCTGAAGCAATAGGAAAGAATTTTAATGATTTAGCATCTAATGGAGATAATTTAGTTGTTGTTGGTGATGATGGCATTATTATAAGAGCTACCGAACTTAAATCGGCAGCAAATAATTGGACTTATATCGAGACAAATACCAATGAAGATTTTGTTTCTGTTGTTGATATTGGAGGTGCTTATGTCGCAATTACGACTTCCGGAAAATCTTATATATCCAAAATTGGAAGTTCTTGGGTGGAGAATGTGGGAGATTTTGATCAACCTTATAGAACTGTCGAAAAAATTGAATTGGATACTGTAGATGAGAGATTAATTTCTATAGGATCTACCAGCGGACAAAAACCATTTATCGCAATAAGTACTGATACTCAATTGAATGCATCTTTTTCTTTAGAAATAAATTCTACCACTGGAATAGTTACTGGTGCAACTATTGTTAATGCAGGATTTGGATATACACCTGGAAATCCTCCAATTATAATGGTTGCACCTCCAATAGTAAGAGAAGAACAAATTGCAAATGCAAAAGTTGAGGGTGATTTTGGAAATATTGTTAGTATATCAACATCTATTGGGATAAACACAGATCATGCCCTCAAATTTGAATTTGAAATTGATCCAATATTAAATTCAGCCATCTATAGTAATTTTTCAATACCTAAAACTGGAATAAAAACTGACTATTATTTCTCTATAAGTGAAAGTATTTTTGCACCGATTTCAACTACATTTAGTAGTTTTACTACAGGATTAACTACAATTTCAAAATCTGATACATTCAATCAAATATATCAAGCGACTCAAGTAATACAACCTGATGGTGCAGTAGGAATTGTCACAGTCATTAGTGATATAGGAGTAAATAATTCATCTACTATTTCTCAAATTGTTAATGAGTTAACAGATAATGATGCAAGACCTTCAGGAATATCTACAATATTTGACTATTCTGCAAAATATAGTTGGGGCAGAATTTATGATTTTATTAGACCAACACCCAAATCTTTTATAACTTTTGAAGACATGACAACAACATCAAATATAGGATTATCTTCAAATCCTTCTATTCATAGAATATCAAATATTAATGAAAAGTATTGAAATAAATAATAAAAAAATAGTGTACTTACTCAATATATAAGATGCCTTCCCACATTACTGATCAATTTAGAATTATTAATTCAAATAATTTTATTGGATCTATAAAAAGAGATACCGAAAATTATTACACTTGGTTAGGTTTACCAGATCCCACAAATTCAATAGTTGGAGGTAGTTCGGGATGGAATAGTAGTCCTCCAAATCCAATTGACAATTTCAAAAATCAAAATGATTATCATGATACAATGCTCTTCTTCAAGAAAATTACAGAAGAGCATGTTTCTAGAGTAATTAGAAGAATAAATTGGGAATCTGGTCAGAAATATGATATGTACAGACATGACATATCTATTAATAAACTATCTAATGTTACTAATGCTACTTCCCTATATACATCAAATTATGTTGTAATGAATTCTGATTTCAGAGTTTATATTTGTCTTCAAAATGGAACTGATGAAAATAATCCTAATGGAAGACCATCATTGGATCAACCAGTTTTTACAGATTTACAACCAAAATCCGCAGGTTCTACCGGAGATGGATATATTTGGAAATATCTTTACACTATAAAACCATCAGATATAATAAAATTTGTTACAAAACAATTTATACCAGTTCCTAATAATTGGGGGTCTGGAGATACTCAAGAAGTAAAAGATGCATCGGTTTCTGGCAAAATTGAAACTGTTTTAATTTCATCAAGTGGTAATTCAAACTATACTCCTGGAGTGTATACAAATGTACCTATAAAAGGTGATGGTGAAAATGCTGTTGTTTCTATTGTTGTTTCTTCTTCTGGAAAAATTTCTTCCGTTAATGTTACTGACGGTGGTTCGGGATATACATCTGGAATTATTGAATTTGATTCGGATAATATTTCAAGTTTGAATTCCGGCACTGGAGCAGTTTTTGATGTGATCATTCCACCAAAAGGTGGTCATGGAAACGACATATACAGAGAACTTGGGTCTAACAAAGTTATGATCAATACAGTTTTTGATAACAATTCCTCGGATAATAGTTTAGATTATATTATTGGAAATAATTTTGCTAGAATTGGAATTATATACAATCCCACAGTCACTTCTACAGTTAGTAATACTGGTACTGCATTAGGTGCCATAAAATTAAGGCCATCTACTGCAAATAGTGGAGATTCTATCTCGGATACTACATATAGTGCTAATGATAGGATAACACAAACCGTCTCTGCAGGAACAACTGCAACGGCTTATGTTGCATCATGGGATGCTAATAATGGGATATTACGATATTATCAACCTGTTGGTATAGCAACATTTACTGATAATAAATTACACAGGTTTTCATTTGATCAAAACTCAGAATCCAATAATACTATTTCAGGTGCTAGTGTTGGTAACTCTCTCGTAATAGATCAATTTAGTGGTAATTCTAATGTTAATACAGAAACTGGTGTGACCATACCCTTTGGAATAGAATTTGTAAATGGATTAGCAAGTTCTGAAATATCCCCTAAATATAGCGGTGATGTAATTTATGTTGATAACAGAGCATCTGTACCGAGATCACAAAACCAAAAAGAAGATATTAAAATTGTATTAGAGTTTTAAAAAATGCCACAGTCAATTAATTTAAATTCAAATCCTTATTTTGATGATTTTGAAGAATCAAAAAATTATAAAAAGGTTTTGTTTAAACCTGGGGTTTCTCTTCAGGCAAGAGAATTAACTACTCTACAGAGTGCTCTACAAAATCAAATTGAAATATTTTCAAATAGTATTTTTTCTGAAGGACAAGTTTTAGAAGGTGGAAACATTGAATATATTTCAAATTTTAGTTATATACTATTAGAAGATAATTTTAATGGTATTCCTGTAATCAATTACATTGATAGTTTAGTTGGGTTAACTTTAATTGGATCTCAAAGTGGAATTAAAGCTAAAGTTGTATCTGTAGTTTCAAGTTCAACTTCTGATATATCTAAAAATACTCTTTATGTTAAATATCTTAGATCTAATCCAAGAAATTCAAATGAGAAAGTATTCAGAAGTTCTGAGGAATTATTAACATCAGAATCCATAGTAATTGGAGCAACAACATTTTTTCAAAATACTTCTATTGTAAGATGTTTTTCTAATAATCAAGCAGGTTTTGGATCTGCAGTTAGAATATCTTCAGGAAAAACTTACTTAAAAGGATTTTTTGTTTCTTTTAATGAAAAATTATTAATATTAGATCAATACTCAAATACTCCAACTTATAAAGTTGGATTTGAAATAACTGAAAAAATTGTCACCTCATTATCAGATCCTGCGATTAATGATAATGCAAGAGGATTTTCTAATTTTGCATCTCCAGGAGCTGATAGATTAGAAATTAGTTGCGATTTATCTAAAAAGATTTTAGATGATTTAGATACTGATGTATTTGTAGAAATTTTAAGAATAGAAAATGGTCAGATAAAAGCAAACAATATTCAGAATCAAAATAATTTTATAACAGATGAACTTGCAAGAAGAACTTACGATGAATCTGGAGATTATATTGTCGATGAATTTTCTTTACAAATTGATAATACTTTAAATGATCTAAAATCTAATGATGGTATTTACTTAGATACAGAAAGAACTTATAAAAATCAAGTTCCATCGGATGATTTAATATCAATTTCCGCATCTCCAGGAAAGGCATATGTAAGAGGATATGAGATTGAAAAGATAAGTAATACAATATTTGAAGTTGAAAAAGCAAGGGAAACGCAAACAATAAGCAATAAAAATATTCCAATCAATTTTGGAAAAAAAATAATTGTCAATAATGTAACTGGTGATCCAGCAATCGGAATTAGTACTCAATTTCTAGAATTGAGAGATGCTAGAAGATCGAATGATGATCCTGATACTGAAAATGGAAATATAATTGGATATTGCAGAGTTTATGACTCTAAATTAGAGGGAGAATATTTAGATAATTCCAGCATACAAACTTTATACATCTATAATTTACAACTTACAACAGAAATTGTAGTTTCCGATGATATTACTTCATATGGGGTGGGTTCTCTAATTGAAGGGAAATATAGTGGTGCAAAAGGATACGTAATGGCTAAAGATGAATCCACAACATCATTATCTGGAATATCCACTTTTTCTATATTTAATATTAGTGGGGAATTTTTAGACAACGAACCATATTATATTAACGGAATCTTAGATAGTAGAAATATTCAATCTTCAAGAAAATATAGATTTTCCGATATTAAATCAGTTAGAAATGCTGGTGTAGCAAAAACTTTTTCATCTGATTTAGTACTAAATGTTATTAACCCCCTAACAGCACCAACAAATTCATTTGATATCACTGGAGTTTCAAATGGAATATCCACAATTACTGCAACAACAGTAAGATTTACGAATTGTAAAGTTAATGATATTATTAGTTTTTCTATTACAGAAAATTCAAACAGTACCCTTCCAAACTATTTGAAAATAAATTCAAAAAATGACAATGATACTCAAATAACAGTATCTGAGATTACTGCTACTGTTGGAGTGAACAGTTCAATTCTGCCAACATCCAATAGAACTTTAAGTGATGTTTCTTTACTTCAACCAGAATTGGAAGTTTCGGAAAATCCTGGATTTTTTGCAAAATTGGATGATAATTTAATATCTAATGTTAATGTAAATGATTCTACAATAAGAATAAGAAAAGAATTTACTAATATTACAGTTTCCTCTGGAAATGCTTCTGTTTCCAGTGGATCAGCAAATTTATCTTTCTTACCATATACTGTAGGTAGATATATTTTACTATATTCTGATGGATCTACGGAAACATTAAATTCCCAAAAATTACTAGTTAGTGGTGATTCTAGAACTATTACACTTAGATCATTATCAAAAACTTCTGCTACTGATGCTAAGTTAATAGCAACTATGATTAAATCGACATTAAATTTAACTGCAAAAAATATAAGAAGTGATTTTTCAATAATATCTAATTCCAATCAAAATATTTCTGGAACTGGTAATAATACCTTAAATGATGGATTAACTCCAGACAATAGAAAATATGGAACTAGAGTTCAAGATAAAGATATCTGTTTAAATTACCCAGACGTAATAAGAATCAATGGAATTTTTGAGTCTGAAACTATTGAGGATCCAAAATGCCCTACATTAACATTAACGGAAAATACTAATAATTTAACTGAATCTATACCTGGGGAAGAATTTTATGGTGAAGTTAGTGGGGCTTTAGGAAAAGTCATCCCAACATTCAATAATCAGTCAAATACTAATACAAAAATAAATTTCGTTTACATAAATAACAAGAAATTTAAAGTTGGTGAAAATGTAATTTTTAGATCTTCCGGAATACGAGGAAAAGTGAGTTCATTTACTTTTGGGAGTAAAAATATTACATCATACTATGCTTTTGATAATGGACAAAATGATGATTATTATGATTATTCTAAAATAATTAGATCATCTGATGATTATATTCCCAGTAGAAGAATTTTAATTTTATTTGAAAGATATAATATTGAATCTATAAATGATTTTGTTACTGTAGATGGATTTGAGAATGTAAATTATACAGATATTCCATTTAACGGAGAAACTAGAAATAGTCAAATTATTGATTTTAGACCTAGAGTGGAATTTTATAATAAGAATACTTCAACTTATGGTCCATTTTATTTTCACGGAGATAGAATAGTTAATAAAACATCATCATCAATTATAATTGATGATGAAAGCATGAACTTAGATTATTCATTTTTTACTCCAAGAATTGATAAAATTTCATTGTCCGAAAATGGATTCTTCGAATATTTAAAGGGTGTTCCTAGTGCCAATCCACAAATTCCATCAGTTGATGAATATTCATTAGATTTATTCACAATATATCATCCAGCATATACTTTTGATATAAATGATATTCGTATTGATGCGACACCTCATAAGAGATATACGATGAGCGATGTAAGAACTATTGAAAGTAGAGTAGAAAATTTAGAAAAATATACTACACTATCTTTAATGGAATTGGATGTGAATTCGCAAGTTATTTTCGATAAAGTTACCGGAGATGATAGATTTAAAACTGGATTTTTAGTTGATACTTTTATTGATGAGAGTTCTCAAGACACTAAAAATTTAAATAATTTTGTTTCTATTGATAGTAAAATTGGAGAATTAAGACCACAGTCTCATACTAGATTTTTAGACTTAGTTTGGGGGTCAAAATCTTTCATTGGAATTGGGACTAATCCAGATCCTAATATTGATCTAAGTGTTGCATCTGATTTGGAATCCACAAATCTAACAAAAACTGGTTCGTTAGTGACATTAAAATATGAAAGTGTTGATTTCTTAGAACAACCTTATGCAAATGAATCTCTAACTGTTAATTCTACAAATATTGCTAATTATATTGGTAATATACAGTTATATCCAAGTTCCGATTCTTGGTTTAATGATTCTTACTATCAAAATTTATCTAATTCGGTAAAAGATCCTTATATTGATACAAAAAATTCTAATAAAGATATAGAAAATACAAATTTTTATCAGAACAGATTTAATTCTTGGAAAGATTTTTGGATCGGAACAAAATCTGATAATACTGAAAATGTTAATATTAATAATATTCAAGGCATTTCTATTAATTCTACTATAGATACTAGTAATAAAAAATCTAATGCCAATAAAATATTCAATAAAAATATAATTCCATATTTAAGGAGAAGAAATTTCTCATTTAATTGTAATTCACTGAAACCTGAAGAGAATTTTTATGCATTTTTAGATAAAAAATCTTTGTCTAATTTAATTATTCCAAAACTTATTGAAATTGAAATGATTTCTGGATCTTTTTCAAGTGGTGAAGATGTTATTGGAATATCTAATATTGAATCTGAGAGAGAATCGAATATCTTAATAAGATTTAGATTGGCAAAAACCAATCATTTAATGGGATCATATAATAACCCAACTGAGATATATTCAAAAAATCCATATACAGGTTCGGATATTCAATCCGAGTATTCTCAAACATCAACAGTTTTAAATGTTGATTTGAACAGTTTATCGGATATTTCTGTTTCCAAATATTATGGTTATATACTAAATGGAATGAGTTTAATTGGTCAAACAAGTGGAGCTAAAGCAACAATTTCTAATATTAGACTTAAGTCTAATCTAAATGGTTCATTGCAGGGAGCATTTTATATTCCAGAATTTTCACTAAGTAATCTAAATTTTTTAACTGGAAATAAAAATCTAAAAATAACTAATGATTCATTTAATAGAGAATTTACAGGTGAAGATTTAAGTTTTGTAGAAACAAATCTCAATGTTACTGGAAAAATTCCTTTGTATGAAAATGGAATTATCTCTACTAAATCTACATCTCTAGAAAGAATTTTTGGTAATAGTGATACTGCATCTAATGACGTTGTTTCGGACTTATATAGTGTTAATAATTTTTCCAATAATACTTTAATTAACACGGGATATTCAAATCCTATATTTCAATTTTTCGAAGTTTCTACACCATCAGGAATTTTTATATCATCAATAGATTTATATTTTTCCAGAAAATCTGATGATAATTTACCAATTACTTTAGACATAAGAACTGTAAGAGAGGGAAAACCAACATCCACACCCATACCATTATCCAAGAAAACACTAAGTTCTAATGATATTAATGTTTCCACAGATTCATCATCTGCAACAACATTTACTTTTGACTCTCCAATTTTCTTAGAATCTAATAGAATTTATGCCATTTCTTTACATTCAGATTCTGATGGATATCAAATATATTCCTGTAATTATAACACCGATTCCGGGGTAGATCTTTTACAAGGGTCTAATGTAAATAAAGTATCTTCTGTAGGAAAATTAATTCCAGCAACAAACATAGGAAGATCAACTAATAATTTGGTTAGTTTAAAATTCAAAATACGTAAATGTAAATTTACAAAGCAGTCTGGTTCTCTAACTTTTTATAATCCCAATTTAGATATTGGTAACAACCAACGACCAGTACTGAGAAATAATCCAGTAATTTCTTTGCAAAATAAAAAAATTATTGAATTATCAAGTAATATAACGACAGTTGGAGTTGCAACTTTAGGATTACAAGTGACTCAAAGTGGATCTGGTAATGAAACTGGATTTTTAGTAGATACTTTAGGAGTAGTTGGACTTGGATCCACTTCAATTAATATTACTAAAGTCGGTACAGGACTTACTCCAACTACAGGAATACATACTTATTCTGGGGTGACATTTAACTCTTTATTTGGAAAGGGTAGTGGTTTAGTTGCAGATATTGCGGTCAATTCTGGATCTATATCATCAATAACAGTTACAAATGGAGGTTCGCAATATTCTACAAGAGAAGTATTGGTTCCTAGTACTACTATAGGAAATACAGGTATTGATTTTGAGTTCTCGGTTGGAATTAGAACTGAAATTAGTGAATTAGTTCTTGATAATGTGCAAGGAGAATTTGATAGTTCTAACGAATTACTTATTCGTAACGTATCAAGTGGATCAACTTCTAAGTTTGCAACCGATTTAATACCTTCTACAATTATAAATTATGAAGATTATCTAGATGGTTTACATTTTATTGTAAATCATAATAATCATGCAATGAATTCGGATTCTAATAAAGTTAAATTATTCGGACTAGAATCTAATTTACCACCTACTATTTTGTCTTCCGATATTTCTGGTACTGCAGATAGTTTAACTTTCGATTCTTCTTCGGGTATAGGATTCACTAATTTTGAAGGAGTTGGTGTAGCTGATACAAATCCTGGATACATTAAAATTGGAACTGAAATTATCCAATATGAATCTGTAAATGGCAATACTTTATCTGGTCTTACTAGAGGAATTGATCAATCAATTGCACAATCACATTCGAATGGTGATTATATTTACAAACATGAAATGAGTGGAGTTTCTTTAAGAAGATTTAACAAAGAATTTATTTTATCAGATTCAACCACGAATGAAGATAATAGTAATAAGTATTACTATTTGAAACTTGATATGAGTTCAAATGGAGTAGATAGATCTAATGAAGTAGATTTTCCTAAATTGTTCATAAATGAGAATAGCAGTGTTGGAGGTCCTAACGTAAGGGCAACTCAAAACATTGCATTTGATTCTTTCACTTCAAATATCCAATCTTTTATTCCTAATTTTTGTACAATACAGTCATCAATAAGAACTATATCTGGAACATCGATTGATGGAGTAGAAGTTTCATTCAAGGATAAGGGATTTGAGCCATGTCCATTTAATGAAACATATGAGTTTAATAGCACAAGATTAATTGCATCAAGAATAAATGAATTAGAATACTTGGATTCACTTCCAGGAAACAAATCTTTAACATATCAACTTGATTTGAATTCTAATGATGAAAATTTATCTCCTGTAATTGACTTGGAAAGATGTGGATTAATATTAAGTTCAAATCTTATCAATAATCCCATAGGAGATTATACTACAAATTCCATAGTAAACACTCCAAATTATGATACAAATGAATGCGTTTATATATCCAAAACTATTGATTTGAAAATTCCATCAAATGGAATAAAAGTTATATTCGATGCTTTCAAACCAGAAAATTCTGATTTTAGAGTTCTTTATAGAACAAATTCAGAATTAACTAATGATCCATCATTTAACCTTTTTCCAGGATATAACAATTTAGATCAATTCGGAAGAATTAAAAACTCAAAGAATAATGATGGAAACCCAGATACATTTGTTAATTTTAGTGAAGTTGGTGAGTTTAAAACTAATGAATTTACAGTCACAACAGATGAAGACTTTACATCATTTGCAATAAAAATTATTATGACTTCGACAAATTCAACAAATATACCTAAGATCAAAAATCTAAGAGTAATTACATCAAAATGATAAAAGTAAATGGACATTCGGGTCTAAGAAGAGACCCAAATTCAAACTCAATTATAAATGTTGATATTGAATCTTATCACAAACATCGATATAATATAGAAAAAAACAATAATCAAGAGCAAAGAATATCTAAACTAGAAAAAAAGTTAGATACTGTTATAGATCTTTTAAGTGATCTTCTAAATAAAAATAACTAGAGAATAGTAGTCAAAAATGGCAAAACCATCTACAAGACAGGGATTAATTGATTATTGTTTGCGTAGATTAGGTGCGCCAGTGCTTGAAATTAATGTTGATGATGATCAAATTGATGATCTAGTCGATGATGCTTTACAATATTTTCAAGAACGTCATTTTGATGGTGTTCAAAGGGTATACTTAAAGCATCAAGTTAGTGCATCTGAAATTGATCAAGCAAGAAATACTGGAATTACAACAACTGCTACTTCCACTGTTGGAGTTAGCACTACTTATGATTGGACAGAAGCAGCAAATTTTATTCAAGTTCCAGATAGTGTGATTGGAGTTGAAAAGGTATTTAAATTTGGAAAATCCACAGTTTCTAGTGGAATGTTTAATATTCAATATCAATTATTTTTAAATGACATTTATTGGTTTGCATCTACAGAATTACTTTCATATTCAATGACTAAAAGTAGACTTGAAGATATTGATCATTTATTAACACCATCAAATCAAATAAGATTTAACAAAAGGCAAAATAGATTATATTTAGATATTGATTGGTCTAGCTATAATAAAGATGATTACATAATTTTAGATTGCTTTAGAATTTTAGATCCAAATGATTTTACTGCAGTATATAATGATAGTTTCTTAAAGGAATATCTAACTGCATTAATAAAAAGACAGTGGGGACAAAATTTAATTAAATTCCAAGGAGTAAAACTTCCTGGAGGAATAGAATTAAATGGAAGGCAATTATTTGATGATTCTATTAGAGAACTTGAAGATATTAAGCAAAAAATGTCTAGTTATTATGAATTACCACCTCTTGATTTTATCGGATAAGATTCATGGCACTTAATCCATTTTTTCAACAAGGGACAACAGCAGAACAAAATTTAGTTCAGAGTTTAATTAATGAGCAATTAAAAATCTATGGTGTAGAAGTTTATTATATACCAAGAATATTCATAAATACAAATTCTGTAATAAGAGAAGTAATTCAATCAGAGTTTACTAATGCATATCCATTAGAAGCTTATATTCAAAATTTTGAAGGATTTCAGGGTAGTGGAGATCTAATGTCAAAATTTGGAGTCAGAGTAACTAATGAATTGAATTCAATAATTTCTCAAGAAAGGTATGAA